GGGCAGACTTCATTCAGAAGGTACATCGCCATATTCTCGGCAGTTGGATTCGTCAGCATCGTGTACCGCTTCTGCCCCGGCACAGAATCAAGGGCCTCTGCGACCTCAAGATCATTCGCCCGATAGATGAATCCGTGATCCCAATTCTCATCAATCCATCCACCAATCTTCTCCTTCAAAACAGAGAAGTCGATCACCCGACCAATGCTGTCAAGGCAAGCGGCGTTTGCTTCAAAGAGAGCGACATAGTTGTGACCATGCATATTTGCACACTTCGATTCGTGAAGGTGTACACGATGTCCGGCACAGAACTGAATCCGGCGAGTGCAAGTTACGAAAGTAGTCATCCGATGTCACCCCGTAATGCAACAGGGGAGACTGAAATGCCGCCACGGACGAAGAATTCGCCTCTGACTTCCATCCATTTTGCACCTGACTGTTTATACAAATCATCACAGATTCGACAAGTCAGAACCTCGTTGAATTGAGCTTCGTGACGATAGCGCATCAGGTAGAGCTTGAGGCTCTTGGTTTCGATGATCTTGTCAGTTGGCTGATAGCGAATCTGCAAACGAGCGAAGTCAGGTTGGCCTGTCACCGGACAATGAGAAGTGAATTCGGAGCAGTCAAATTGAATAACTATGTCTCCTGAATCCCATTCGACAGTCTCGATTTGGTCAATCGCTTCGGAGTGTTGCTTTCCTAGATATTTCGGTTCCATTATTTTCCTCTTGGTTTGAGTCTTAGAATTTCGTCAGTCGGCCCTTTTTGAACCCACCGAACGATGTCGGGAATATGATTGTCTTTTACGCCAAAGTGATGACACCAAGTCTGCAAGCGCATCAACTTGCGGATCGTGTCATTTAGGCTTGCCTCAGAGGGAGGTTCGATAGTGCAAATGCCGCCCCTCACATTGTCGATTCGTTTCATGTTCCAAACTCGCCCATACAAAGTTTCACCTAGTCGGTTGTGATCTTCGTATTGATGGAATCGAAGCAGTTGAAAATCGCACGAAAGAGGTCGGTTCTTATGGACTCCACAATGCCCATTCTTCGGATTCAAGTGACCGCAGTAGTAGCCCATGTTCTGCTCTTGCTTGTCAGAATACATAACTACCGATCTTCCATTTAAGTTGAAAGTACGGCGTTCCATTTGATAAGGTCGCTTCTCCATCGGGAGCCAATCGAGACTGAATGATCTACAGCAAGCACCGCAGTTCTCGTAGCACCTAGCCTCCCTGAAAATGGTAGACGAAATATCAAGAGGCTTCGCCCTGATCCATTTCCCCTCGAAGAAGAAGTCTTTCTTCGTGACGCTGCCCATGTAGATGTTTACGACCTTTTCGGTCGAATCCTTAAAGCCCATCGAGAACCTTCATTTCCTTGCGCCATTGCCATTTGAGTTCTTTCTGAATGTCGTAGTAGAACAAGGCTTCGGCAGTAATGTCGATCTTCCCACCTTTAGGTCGGCAACTGACTCGCTGTCCTCCGAATGCTTTCCAATGCCCCCACTCACAAGGCATCCGGCCCCACGAAGCAGTATCAGCAGTATGGAAGGGAAAGGTCTGAAGCATCTTCTTCATCACCCATCCGAAGGAGTGATACTTCATCGGCCAATGCCGAGCGTAACAGGCCTCAAGCCATTTCAGACTTTTCTTCACCGGCTCACCGAATCGACAGGAGAGGCCCATCTTCGGAAAATGCTTTACATACTCATCCATGATTTCCCAAGGATCGCCGTAATGAAAGACAGGAAAAGCAGGAGAGCCTTGCGCCTTCATCAGCAGAGCGTTCTTCAAACTGCCTTCAGGATCACGGATCACATCGAGAGCAACTGACTCGTCCCATTCAGGTTTTTTCGTTTCTTTGATGAGAGCTTGAATATCAATTTCAGCCCCGGCGTTCCAAGCAGAGAACGCACCTGAATCGAGCATCATCGTAGGAGGGTGGTACGGCTTCGTTCCCTGATGGCCTTTCAGATAATGAAACGATACGAGAACTGAGATCGGATATTTCTCGAAATCGAATTTCTCCATCGTGATCTTCTGAGCTGTTGCGCCTGTGTAGGCGAGATACATTTGAGTCATGATTCATACGCAGTCGGGTCTTCGACCTTCGCCAACTTGAACGCTTCAATTCTCTCAACGCAAGTACCGCATTTTCCACAATGAGCATCTCTGCCGTTGTAGCAAGACCAAGTGTCGCCCCAATCAACTCCGAGCGAATCTCCGATGGCGCAGATTTCGTCTTTGGTCAAGGTGATGAAAGGTCGGTAGATACTCACCGGCTCGTAATCGCAGAGTCCTGCTACCCGGTCCATCGCATCAGCAAACTCAGTTCGGCAGTCAGGATAGATGGCGTGATCTCCGAAGTGCGCCCCGTAGGAAACTCCATCGAATCCCTCGTTGATCGCCCAACCGATTGCTACGGCCATCATAATCATGTTCCGATTCGGCACTACTGTTGCCTTCATCGAATCATCGGCGTAGTGACCTTCAGGCACATCTCCGATCCCCGTCAATGCTGACGAGTCAATCAAATCCGTAATGCCTGACAAATCAGCTACACGATGGTCGATATTGAGTTTCGCACAAGTCTTCTTGGCGAAGTCGATTTCCTTTTTGTGCTTCTGACCATAATCAATCGACAGAGCATTAACTGTGTCTCCGTTTCTCAGATGATGATACAGGAGGGTAGTAGAATCCATGCCCCCCGAGAGGATTACAACGATATTCATTCTAAGAGCCGATGTAGAGGTCGATAAGGTGCGAGAGAACATCGCCTTCGGAAGCATCTTCGTTTTCCTTCTGAAACTTGTGAACAGCGTCATTCCAACCATCGCAGAGAACATCGTCAGCTACGATTGAGATGACCTTCGCAGTTGGGTCTTTCGTTTCTGAGAGGCTGAAATCTGAATTGTTGTGTTCAGCTTCAGGTGGAGTCCAATCGGCTTGAAGTAGAGGCCCGATCTCAAAATCTTCCCAACCTAGTTCTTGGAGATCGAATCCTTCGGACTCAAGGGACTTGAGGGTTTCAGAGAGAGTCTCGTATCCCCACTCTGCCAATTCTCCGGTTCGGTTATCAGCGATTGCATACGCAGTTGCAGAAACATCGTTCTCATCAACCACCACGGCGGCGATTCTGTCCCACCCTAAATCCTTGGCGGCTTGAAGCCGAGCGTTACCGGCTCTAACAATCATTCCTTGCTTTTGAATGACAATCGGCATTCGCTGTCCAAACTTGCTCAAAGACGCTTTGACTGCATCCATGTTGCGAGGCCCGTGAAGGCGTGCGTTTGCAGGATCAGGGTTAAGTGATGCGATGTCTACTAAAAGCCCTTGTAGGGGTTCGATTACATTCTCAGGCATGGTTGCTACTCTCCTTGGAAGCTAGGGTAAGGTCATTTACGATCAGGGAGCGAATGTACTCCTGTCGGTTGATTCCGAAATTCTTAGAACGAGCCTCGACCAACTGCTTGAATTGGGAGGTGCATTTCAGTTCGATTTTGTCGGTCTTTGTTGCCATTGGCGAGGATTGTATACCAACCGCATGACCGCCGCCATGCTTTTCGTTAAAAAGTATTGAAAGTGTTGCCTTGTCTGAATTGTGCGATTACTTTCGTGATTTTTGAGACGATTTATCTGTTTGGCAAATGGCGGCGAATTGGCGAGAACAAACTACTCAAATTGTGCAATCGAAGTTACTGAAACGAGTGTAGCTACACAAAAAAAAGGAGCCTTTCGACTCCCCTTCAATGTGCCTTCAACGCCGGTTGGCTTTTAGTTGTCCTCCAAGTCAGCAAGAATTTTTCCTAAATCCCAAAGTCGATCATCGCAAGGGTCAACCTCTGCCACCCTAGCCATTTCCTTTTTCACGAATTCGATTTTTTCTTGATTGGTCATCTTATTCTCCTTCTTCTAAAAGCTGACTAAGTTCAATTTTCAAATCCAACCATTTTTCGTTGGCCGCATACTTTTGCTCCCTCATTTCACGAGCTTGGGCGTCTAAATTTTCGTAATGTTTTTGCTTTTCCATCTCAACGGCCTTCGCCATTTTGATCTGCGCTTTAAGCTCGGCAATTTTTTCTTGAATGCTCATTTTTGGCTCCTTCTAAGAGTGAATTATTTGTCCTTACACATACATTCTAAGGCCACCTAGAGGGGATCGTGATTATAATTTCAAGTTCCTTTTATAGAACCAAAAAAAAGGGCCGGCTTTCACCGACCCCTTTCCGGAAAGCCCCCCCCGGGACTACGCTAGAACCAATTCCTGAAATGGTTTAGCGATTGCCAATCCTAGTTCCTTCCGGCGCTCAACGGCCTTTTCTTCTGTCTTGTGAGTAATGACGGAAGTGAAAGAATTATAAAGGCCCCAAGCATTTCGGCCTCCTGTGACCCGACTGCGGCCTGAATTCCATTCGTCACGAACCTCATCGGAGAAGCGCTTCGGTAGCTTCAAGTCCATCTGAGCATCGTCAATGAACTTGTCACCGGCCTCGACTTTCATATCGAATTCAGCAAGGGCAGTCCAAAACGGAACCAAATCCTCTGTGAAGACTTTGACAGATTTCTCTGCGCTTGCCATCACCTCATTAACACGAAGTTCGTTCAGGTGCTTGACCTTGGATTCAGAAAAAGTCTTTCCAATCACCATCCCATTTGAACACCGCATACGATAGGCGCCGAGTTCAAATGAAAGCCCTTTCCATCCGTCCATCCCGTGACCGAAGATGATTGAAGGGTTGATTGATTCGCCTTCGACATCGACTGAAATGCCTCGGAGACGAGTTTCAAGCTCAAAACGGGCTCCATTCTTATAAAGGCTCATCTTGTGTTCGGCGTTATCGACTTCGCCGCCCATCAATGCGAGTGAGTCAAAATAGCGACTCAAAACATCTTTGTGATGAACCAAGTCGTATCGACTTGAGACAAGCCCAAAAATTTGACGCTCACCGCTATCTGCTTCAGCGATAATGGCCTGACGATCAGGCATCGAAATCCCATCTGCTTCGGTGGTTCGCTTGTATGCCTTAAACTCAAGTTCGGGCATCGTGAGAATGTCATTTGCATCCTCTGTTACTAAAAAACTATCTTTCTTAAACATCGGCTATCTCCTTCTAAAAGTGCCTTATTAGTTGTCTACACACGCATACTATGGCCTTCTGAAACTAGGTAAAGGACTTTCTTACAAAAAAATTAAAAACTTCTGAAAGTAATTAGAAATTTTTTTTCGCCCTTGTTTTTATTTATATATATATAGAGAGTGATTAAAGAGTTATGAATAAGCAAAAATATATATATACATTCGTTATTTATGGGGAATTACAAAAACGCCTGTTTTTCAACTGAAGCAAGTCACGATGGTAATTTTAAGAAATTTGCTAGAAACATTAAAGAGAATCGGCTCTAGGCCATATACTGCCTTGCAAGAGAAGGAGTCAAAATGACACAAGAAAACGAAATTCAGACAGTAGAGGGCGAGAGCCCCCAAGAAAGCCATTCTTTACTTTGGGGTGGTCAAGCGAAAAGCGGTTTCCTATCCGAAACGGATGTCGAGCAGCTTTCTAAAGAAATCGCTATTCAGGACAAAATTCGGTCCTTGGTGGTGAAAGTGACGAAGCCCAACCATTGGGAAACAATCGAAGGTCAGCCGTATTTGAACGCTGCCGGAGTAAGGGCGATCTCAACCTTTATCGGGATCAGCACTCACGAACCGCAAATCGTCAAAGAGGCTTTGAATGACGATCAGGGAGATTGGATCATGTACACTTGTACGATCACAGCAACCTTCCGAGGCCGTCAAGTGACAGAGGTTGGAACGGCATCGACAAGGGACCCGTTTTTCGGCAAGGCTCACGGCCAATGGAAGCCGCTTTCCGAGATTGCGCTTGGGAATGTGAAGAAGAAGTCGGTCACGAATGCTAAGAACCGAGCGATCAAGTCAATTATCGGAATTGATTTTGATGGCGAACTTCTGAGTCAGCTTGGAGTTGATACTTCGACTTCTAACAAAGTGAGTTACGACAAAGCACCGCCGAAGACGAGCGAAGACAAAGACAATGCGGCTAAGGCAGCAGAGATGGTCTTCGAGATGTTCGGAGGAGACAAAGCATCTTGCCAAGCCTACTGCACTCGCATTACTTCATTCACAACGAAGGACGGAAAAGAAATCTCAGGCAAGCCGAGTCCCGACAAGTGGTCTGCCAAGCAACTTAATTTCAAAATGAAAGACACGATCCAACCTGATTACGACAAATTCGTATCAACCGGGGAGGTTCCTGCAACATGAGTGACCAAGTTGATATGGTGAAAGCCATCCGAGATAACCTTGAAAAAAACTCAAAGAACTACCCTTGCCATACGAACCGAGCGTCAGAGCTAGGTCACGAATGTGTCCGGTATCTTTACTACCGGCGAACTGAATGGGATAAAGCAGAAATCTATACTGCTGATACTTTGATGATTTTTGAAGAAGGAAATTACGGAGAGCGTCAAGTCCTCGAAATGTTGGCGAAAGCCGGGGTCGAGTGCTTTGAACAGCAGAATGCTTTCGGGAACGAAGCCCTTTTCAAGAAGCTGAAAATTACGGGTCACTTAGATTGGAAGATTCGAGAGAACGGCAGGGCGATTCCTGTCGAGTTTAAGACGATGAACTCATTCATCTACGATTCAATTCATACGATTGATGACATGATTCATTCAAACAAATCTTGGATCAAGAAATATCCGTCCCAACTCACGATCTACTTGCTTGGAGCCGAAGAAGAATACGGCTACTTCCTGCTGAAGTCGAAAGGTGACGGAAGACTCAAACAGATTCGGATGGAGTTGGATTTAGAACTCGGAGAGAGACTTCTCAAAAGAGCCGAGGAGGTGAATCGTGCTGTTGATGCAGGAGAGCTTCCTGACCGAATTCCTTACGATCCTGATGTGTGCGGAATGTGTTCATTCAAGAACCATTGTAATCCGGCAGAGCCAAGGGAGGAGATCGACTTCCAAGAATCTCCCGTCCTCTTGGCCTTGCTTGAGGAGCGAGAAGAATCAAAGTCAGATTTCAAGATTTACGGCAACGCCGATAAGAAAGCAAAAGATATGCTCAAAAAATGTGAGGCATCAAAAGTGATGGTCGGGCCTTTCATTTGTCAGATCAAACGAGCAAAGAACCGAACGACTATCACAATCGAGAAGGTGTAATCATGAAAAGCAGACGCAAGAGAATGTTGTCTCCGGAGATTTGGCAGAATCTACAATTTCAATCGCTCAACCATGCCGAGCAGTCGTTGTATATCTTCCTCATCTCGACAGCAGACGATTACGGGATTCGCCCTGCAAACTCAAACCTTATCAAAGGCGAATGGGCTTGGAGCAAGGACGATATTACTCCGAGGACTATCAATGCCCACCTCCGAGCAATCCACCGCACAGGACTTATCTGCGTGTATGGTGAGGGCGAACTCAAATTCATTCAGCATCCGAAGTGGCACATTTGGCAGAAGATTACGAATCCGAGTCGGAAGCATTATCCCGACTGCTCAGGCTGTTCGTCATGTTCTGAATCTGCCGATGACCGAGAAGCGTTCTACAGCAACGAACCTTCAAAACCGGTGAGGGTCAAAGAGAGTCGAGAGGCGAAAGAGGTCTTTGATTACTACTGCGAAGTGTTCGGAGATGTGCTTTCGGTGAAAAAGATCAAATTTCCCGGCAAGCAACAGAAAATCCTGACACGACTTCAGAGTTTCTCTAAAGATGATTTGAAGAAGTGTATCGACATGATGAAAATGAATCTTGAGCATTGGGACAAACAGCGAGGGTATCTCGAAATGAATCAGTATCTATTCCGAAACGATGAGCGAGTTGAATTTTGGCTCAACAAAGAGGCGCAACTCAAACATCTTGGCAAAGACAAGACGAAGCAGATTGCTTCCATCACAGCGAAGTATCTCGACTGATGGCGGTGGCACCTCCAAAATCCCCGAGGATCGAATATTTGAAGCGGAGGCTCGATGACCTCCCCCTCGGAGGGAAGCCTTTTGATCCTGAGATTTGGAATTCCATCTACGATGCTGAAAGATGCTTCGGAGAAGGGGACAAGCAGTCGGCGAATGTCTTCATCGAGAAAGCTCACGGCCTTCTGTCGAGTGCTGAAACTCGTTGCGTTGGTTTGTCGGACACGATTGAAATAGGGCCGGACCTTCCTCGATACGGAATAGTTGGGCGTAAGAAAAGACGGAGAAAATCATGACTTGGGAACCATCACCAACACTCAAGACGAATGCGATTGAGAACCGGCACAAGGTCTATCGTCAAGTAGACTCGGGAAAGTCTCCTAGTTGTGTTCTTGGTCGGGTCTACTATATTCTGAAATCAGACACTAATCACAAGTCAATCAATCCGATGAACTTCGACACGGATTCGGCTCTGATGAATTTGATCCTGTCTCAGTACATTACAGGGTACTTCGCCAAAGATTGGTACGAAGCGCAAAGCAGTACAATCACCACAATCACATTGGTGAGAAGGCATGACGCATCTGTATATCGTGCTTTGCGCCATATCAAAAAAGACGGCGTAGTAGAGTTCAACAAAAATTCACGCTCAACCAACTCTGAGGGCTTTTCTAAGGCTTCCGATTCATTCGGTAACTCAGTAACCATCGGAGAACAATCGGGGACATCGTGGCCCTAGAAAGGAGAGAGATCGTGAAACAATGTGCGAAGTGCGGTCGTGGTGAAGACAATTTGACTCGCCGTGGTCTGACATTAGGTTCTGCCGGTGTTTGTAGCGATTGCGACAAAGGTGTCGTGAAAGCAGTCAAAAAACCCGAGCCGAAACCTGAGCCGGTTGAAGAAGTAACTGCCGAAGATTTTATTGACTCTTTGGAAGAAGAATAACAAATCACGCAACAGGGGTCGGTAGAAATGCCGGCCCCACTTTCTTAGAAGGAGGAAGTAATGACGCATCAAAGATTTACAATTAAGGGAAAATGCCCTCAATGCCAAGAGCCTACAGTCCATCAGTATGACGAAGCTGTAATGTCGGGATTGTGGGCAACGGAAGTTCTCATTAGCTGTAGCAAGTGCGAAGCAGAATATTCAGTTTTCCCTACTACGAATTTTGAGATCAAAGGGTACTGCCATGCTCCGGTCCATAGATTTCCGGACTTTGGCGATGATTGGCAAATCGCAAATGACCCGAATTACGAATTCCGTCTTCGTCAATGCAAGAACTGTCCTAAGTGCGATGTTGAACGCCGCCCGTTTCGCCCTGTTGTGAATTGCGAGACTTGTAATAGCCGATTCGTTCCCGGCATCGACGACTCTCAAAAAACACTTTGCATAAACTGTTCGAGGGAAGCGGTGGAAACCAATGGATGATTTTGTATCAGTTGTTTTCGCAGGATCGATAACGATTGTCATGCTTGCTCTTGGTTGCATCATGCAAGCCCTCCCTATCCTGATTGGGTTTTGGTTGATCGGAGCTATCTTCGGTGGATGTTGAAGCAATCTCTCGATCCTTGCTGAATGAGCAGAGGATCACTCAACTTCAAGAGAAGTTGGCAGAACAAGCAGTCACTATCGACATTTTGTCGGTCTCATGTGTTGTCATAGTATTTATCATCATTTCAATCATTACTGTGATGACTTTGAAATCGTGAATTTGGGCACGCTCCGTTTGGACGCTACGATACCCCCGAGGGGCCATGCACAGCGAAGGGGCGTGTTCTTTCTCAAGGAAACAGGAGAGCAAGGATGAAACCCAAATACCATGTGTGCAGCTTCTGTGGGCTAGTGTATTTCTTAGACCCCCTGCTTGATAAGTTGGAATGCGTATCGTGTTCTGATTCGCTTGAGGAAATAGTGGAGGGCGCGAATGAATTACCGAACACTTGAGGAACTAAAGGCAAGGGCGATGTTTGAAACCGAGGAATCGTACCTCCAATGGGTTGCTGATATGAAAGAAGTCTGCGATTACATCAACAAGGCGCATGACGATGAATAACATTAACAAAAGAGAGTAAGGAGTTAGACACATGAAAGATATATTTAAATGCTCTGCCTGTGGGTGTAAGCACCCTACGCACATGGAATCAGAGGAGGACACATCTCTGTGCAAGTGGTGTACCGGAGAGGAAGAAAATATTTTCGAAGGGGAGCCTGAATCCTAAAGTCAGGCCTTAGATTGATGAGAACCCTAACCCCCCGAGGTGGATATGCTAGATGCAGACCTATTCGCTGAAATGATTCAGCATTACAAGACCCGATATAACGACAAAGGGATGGATAACCAAACTCAACAGATTTGGTGGCAACGACTTCAGCAACACGACAATCGGAAATTTTCAAATGCGATGGTCGATTTGTGCGGCAGACGCCAATATCCGTTTGGTTGGGCTGAATTAGACTCATTCATCAAAGACAAGTATCGGTCTGATGGATTCCATCATCAGCAGCAATCGACAACTCAATCAAAGGTGGCTCCTCCGACAAAAGAAGAATCTGCATGGTTCGGAAGACTCACCGGAGCCATTGATAGATGCAAAAAATCGACAGAACACCCTTCGGGATATTGGAAAGACCGGTATTATCGAATCATGACGAAGAAGTTCCCAAGGGAGATTTATGACATCGCAAGAGAATCAGGACTCGAAGAAATGCAAGAGTGGGTCAAAGAATTCGGAAACCACTACTTACAATCGAGTCGTAATATCCATTCCAAAAAAAGTAGAATCGCTCAATCAGTTTCTCCACGGAGGCCGAACAATGAGGGCGCACTCTTCTAAATACGCCACATACAAAAAAGGGTGGCATCAGCAAATCTCTCTCAGACTTCCTCAGAGGCCCAAGATCAAAAAACCGGCTCGGGCTATATTCTTATCCATTCGATCAAGATACCTCGATACAGACAATCTCTACGGCGGTAGCAAGCCTGTGAGGGATGTGTTGAGGAAGCTCGGTTACTTTTGGGACGACAATCCGGCTTGGCTCGAATACTACTGCTTTCAGGTCAAACACAAAGAGAGAAATCAAACTGATAGAACGATTATCGGGATTGAATGGGTCGATTCTCTGTCCACCCAAGATTTGCTCTCTGAAAAGGCTGAAGAATTTGGGTTCCTAGATCAGATGAAGCAGTTTCTTCCTTAATGTATTCAGCATGGCATTTGACAGACGATCAGCAGTCAGGTAGAAATAGGTATGTCAGAAAATACTGAACACGGGATACTTTCGATTCTTGGGAAGCTGAAATACGCTCAGCAAGAAGGATTGCCTGTACCGAAACTTGCTCCCGACACTCGCAGAGCAGTTGTAGTGCATCTTCTAGACGAAGGCGTAGCGAAGATTGAGATTGCTTCAATCCTGCAAATCTCTCGCACGACTCTTTGGGAGGATCAAAAACGAATTTCTGAGGGATACACGAATAATGTGTTCTTTGAGACAGTTAACGAAACGGCAGAACGCATCAATCGCCGGTTTGACCACCTGTATTCAAAAGCGGTCAAGACAGATGATTATAGGCTTGCATTGGAGGTTGAATGTCGCCGTATCGACAAATTACAGTCAATTGGAATGGTAGCGAAGAATGCCGAACGAATTGAAATTGGATCAGCAGAGAGCCATAAAGACGAAATTATCGAGTCTCTCCTTGCCGATCTTGGAGTCTCTGCAATCCAAGTTGAGGCAGAGCCAATTACAGAGGTGTCAGACTGACTGCCAATACTTCCTATTCAACTTCGTCAGAACGATTGATGATTTAGGTGTAGTCCGACAATATCCTCCAACTGAACACATTACTAAAGCTGTCACTCGATGGCTGAAGAAGGGTGCAGTTACAGTTGATGTGAAATCGGCTCAGAACATGATTACTTGGGCATCTGCCGGGGTCATGGTTTGGGAGATTCTATTCCGTAAGAACATTCAGAACGGATACTTCTCTATTGGTCAGTTGGAATCAACTGCGGTGAAAGATAGGTGTCAAGGCATCATCGACAGACTGCCTGAGTGGTTCATGAGAATGGCAGGGCTGACTCAAATCGGGGAATCCAAACTAGAAATCGTCATCGCTCACGGACGAAAAGATAAGTCGAATATCAGGTTCATGCACGCAGGAGAGAAAGCCGGACGCTCATTTACCTTCTTCCGAGTCATGCTTGATGAGTTCGCTTACATGAGAAACGCCGAGGAAATCTACAATGCCAACAAGCCTCGCTGTCATTATCTGAATGCTTGGTCTACTGCTCCTGAGGGCAAGAGATCGTACTTCTACAAGCTATACTCCAATGCCTTCAAATACGGCATTGACGCTCAATTCATCACCTACAAGGAGAATCCGTTTTGGACGGAAGAAAAGATAGCCCGAGTCAAACGGGGAATGTCAGACAAAAGATGGCGAAGGGAGATGGAAGGTGAGTTCCTCTCAGAAGGTGGCCGGGTCTACGAAGTCTTTGATCGCTCGACCCATGTTGTCGATCCTGCTGATTTTCCCGTTTCTCCTGATTGGGAGTTTTATAGTGGTACTGACTTTGGCTATCAGCACCCCTTTTGTCATCTTTGGGTTGCTAAAATCCCTTGCGGATCATTCCATCGTTGGTACATCTTCCACGAACTCTACGAAACCCAAAAGCTCCTCAGAGACCTCTCCGTCAGCATCCACGCAAGAGACAACCAATGGCGACACTACGATTACGGAACTAAGAGCGGTGGGATACAGAAATTTAGGATCAAAGGAAACTACACGGATCAGGTTTCGGATGCGGCGGGGGCTAGAGAGAGGGCCGAATTACAGAAACTAGGGATTAGGACTAGAGCCTCTAAGAAGGGGCCTGATTCAGTCCGAGCCAAGATTGACTTAGTGCGAACTGCACTCGAACCTCAGTTAGATGATTTACCGGGCTTGATTGTTTCGTCAGAATGTGCTAATACAATCTTTGAATTCGAGAACTATATGTATAAAGAAATCAATGAGGGCGAGAATTCAGATGACAAACCAATGAAGGAATGGGATCACGCTATGGATGTAATCGGTGACTTGCTGATTACTGTAAACAGTAAGGGCCGATATGTTGCCCCTGAAATCGTGATTAGGAGATAGTTATGGCCCAAGACGAGGCAGTATTCACAGAAGCAGTCCCTCTCGAAAGAGTTCAATTGTGGCTAAAAGACCTTAAAGACAGCGCACCTACCTCCCGAACCAATCCGACCAATGCTGAGTTCTTCCGTCAAAGGAAGCTGATGTCGAAGTATGTCTATGATATGTACTCCGGCAATCGCCAACTCGCCTTGCTTGATTCTGAGATGCAACGGCAGTTCCCTGAGACTCACTCCGAAAAGCCTCGCCAAGTCGAGAACATCACAAAGACCATCGTTGATGCTATATCCGTGGTCTACAAATCACCGCCTGATCGCCGCCTGTCTGCTTCTGAAACCGAAGAAGCTAATCTGTCAGATGAGGCTAAAAAGGAACTACAGGCCGAATACGATAAGATTACCGAGGAAAGCAACCTCGATATGTCCTTTCAAAAGCTAGAGAGATACCTTAATTTCGACTGCTCCGACCTCATTCAGATCATGTTTGTAGACGGCAAGATGAAATACAAGGTGTGGCCTCAATTCCTGTTCGACATCCTCAAAGACGATATGGGCCGTGTAATCGCAGTCGCTCTATCTGACTTTGACGAAACCTCACCGAGCGATATTAAGAATTGGATCGTTTGGACGGATTCCAACTATTGGAAATTCGATAAAGACCTGATGCTAGTGGAAAACCCTAACAACCCGGATAATGAAAACCCCTATGGCGAGATTCCTTTTGTCTTTGCTACCTACGAAGAACCGGATCAGGGAAACTACTGCGAGTCAGACATCATCCTCGCTCAGACAAACCTCAATATCAACCTCCTGCTGTCAGACATGATCGACCTAGCTGACTTTCAAGTGCATGGTCAATTGGTCGGGCTGAATGTCGATATGCCTGAAAATGCTAAATGGGGCAAAGAGCATATGTTGATGTACAGGCCTGAGAACCCTGATATTTCATCGTCTATCGAATTCTTGAAACCTGATGCGAATTTTGAGGGGCTGTTGATGACGATTAATCGCTTTCTCTCGGGTCTGTCTACCTCGATGGGACTGCCCCCAAACACCTTCTCGATGGAAAGACAATCTGCCGAGTCGGGAGTAGCCTTGAAAATCAGATCAGCCCCTCTTATCGAACTCAGGGAATCAATGGAAGTCAAATTCATTGACATCGAGGATCAGGTCAGGCAG